CCAAAGCTGAAGGTGATGCGAAAGCTATCCAGATTCAAACCGAACTCTTTGTAAATGTGCGCAACCCTCGCGCCATCTAAGCGGTAGTTCACCACGATGTCGGTGTGTACTTGTTGCAAATCTTTCGTACCTGCGCTGGCTTCCTTTAGTTTAGTGGCTACCAAACGCACATCGACTTCACGTACATACGACAGCGGATTAACTAAGTGTGCACCTTCAGTCAGCGTTACTTGATTGACTGTACCAAACGTCACTTGAATACCAATGTGACCCGCAGGCACCACCGTGAACGACTCGAACAGCGTGTAGACAACGAACACAGCAGGAGCAATCAGGTACGGCAGTTTGCTGAGTTGTGGTTCTATCGGTAACGGGTCGGCGGGTGCTCCCTTATAGTACTCGTTGCGGCGCTCGACTTCACGGTAACGACGACGCCATGTTTCTTTGGTGTCGTGGTTTAAATAAAAAATTACTGCTGTTGGTACGACCAACAGTACAAGTGACACTACGATATAAAACATTCGCTTCTCCTTTAGTTATAGGTGGGGTACTCGCTGTGTCTGTGGCCGGTACTGATCTCCGGTTTCTTGCCGTTGAATGTTACGGAAGGGAGCGACCACATCCGTAGGCAAGGTGGTTACTCACGCGCATCAGTCTGCGCATTACAACTTACAGCATCCGCTTTCCCCCGTAAAACTTACTCGTCGTCCCAATCAGACACGATGTCTGCGAGCTTCGACTTCTTCTCTGGCACGGCTGTAGGCTTGGCTGCCTCCTTGCGAACTTCTGGCTCGGAGTCCTCGTCAGCTACTTCCACTTTCGGTTTCTTGGCCTTGGACTTTGGTGTCGGGGCAGCTTCTTCCTCGCTGGCGGCTTCGTCTTCGGACTGAACAGCGGGTGGTTTTCCGAGCAGAGCAGGGGCAGCGCTTTTGACGCCATCACTCTGTGCCACTGTCATTACGACAGCGCGACTCGCATCAGTTGAGGCAGCTTGCTCCTGCACCACGGCGTACTCGTCATCGGTCAACCAACGAACAGGTTGGAAGAACAACTTAGGAGACTCAGCCTTCGTATCAAAACGCATACGCGTGACAATCTGCTCAGGATTCACAGGTGGGTTTGATAATGCCAAGTGACGTGCATAGGCTTGCAGAGGACGCTTGTCACCATCTTCCTTACCAAACACCGATGTCGCAGGCAACGTCAACTGCAACACGTCACCATTAGGATTGCTCTCCAACACAACTGCTAAACGCTGCTGATAACGACACGCACGGCTGTTACCTTGACCTGAACCTGCTTGATTCTGTGGGCAGTTGATACAGGTAGGCGCTTGCTTGTTCTGTGCTGCTGCATCAGGCTTCTCACCATCGTTCGACCAGCAGTCTGGCCCTGTGATGTTCTCAGAGTCGTACGCTTTAGCGTAGAAGATACGACTAACCTTTGGTGCAGCCTTGACGATGATGACATCCAGATGGCGTTCATCAATAGCAGCAATCTCTTTACCACCAGCTACCAGACGGAACACACCGCCTTTGATGGAGATGCGCTTAGTGCTTGTGCCAGTACCACCGCCAGTTAAAGCTAAAGCGGTTTCAGACAGCGCGTTGTTACGAGCAAATGCGGGAGCTTGGGAGGGATTAAATAGCGTTATGTTTGACATATCGTAATCTCACTTAGAGGGTTTAGTAACTCGGATTTCAAAATCCGAGAAGGCATTCAATCCGGGCGGGACACTGCCGGGATTTTCTTCGAGGAACCGTACCATGTTAGTTTGAGCAATACGCTTCTCCAGAAGATCAACTACATCGTGCTCGACAATAAACTTCTTGAACGAGTCCCAATCATCTGTACTGTATCGCGTCTTATTAATCATAGACACGGTGCCGAAGGCGGTGTTAACAGACTTGACCCCGAGGGCTTTCATCTGGTCTTTCATTGCAAAGCGTAATTCGTCTTGCTGTGCTTTGAGTGTCTCCACTTTCGTGTCGTACTCTTGCGTTAAAGCATCGATCTCAGCTTTGATCTTGCGATAAATCTTTGCGAGCTTGTCCATTGGAATAAGCTCTGTGGCTGTATCGGACATTTGCTTCTCCTAATTGTTTTTTGTCTAGGGTTTGACAGATTACTGCGTTTCGATTTTGAATGCAACCCCCTTTCTTAATTTTTTATTTCGGTAATGAAAAGTTCTGTAAGCAGTGCATGATCGGTAACTTTCCCTTGCAAAGCTTTAAACATTTTCTTCTCAATTGGCGAGCCTTCAATGTGTACAACCGTTACCTTGTCGGAGTCTTGCCCCTTCCTATCGGCTCGCGCTATGCACTGCGTGTATTGCTCAACAGACATTAGTGGACCATAGAAGACAACCGTATCCGCAGCAGTCAACGTGATTCCGTGTGCGCTTGCTTGAGGCTGCATGACTAATACGCGTGGGTCTTTTTCTGTTTGGAAGCGTCGAATAGTGTCGGCACGTTTGGTCGGCGGTACATCCCCGTGGATACATTCCGCTGTTATGTTTTTCTTAAGCAAGTGTGCGTGTATATTGTCTATGGTGCTTCTAAACAATGCGAATATAATTACCTTGCGACTTGTCTCTTCCAGTATTTCTTCAAGGACTGACAAACGTGGGGCAGCGTCAAACTCAATAACCTCTTTCTCGTCTGTGTATGCTGCACCGCATGATATTTGCAACAGCTTAGATACACCAGCAGCGGCATTCACAGCGGTGATGGTTTCGCCTGCGGCCTGCACCATCATGCGATCTTTCAATAAGTTGTAGTACTTGGCTTGCTGTGGTGTGAGCGGAACCTCACGCGTCATCGTCAGCACAGGCGGTAAGTCAAGGCACTGCGCTTTAGTAAAGCGTATGGCAGGTTGTAAGGCAGTATGCACTTCCTGCGCAGCGGACACTTTAGGTATCCATTTAAACTGCGTTAGCTTCTGCATCACCTTGTCGCGCCAACCGGTGAAGAACTTCGGCACACCATCAGGGTTCACTAATCGAGCCAAGCCATACGCGTCAGCAGGTGACTGCGATGCAGGTGTGCCCGTCATCATCCATAGGTGTGTGTTGGGTGTTATCAACGACTTCAGTGCTTTCCATCGTTTCGTTGTCATGGTTTTGTATGCGTTGGCTTCGTCAACAATGATGAGATCAAACCGGCCATCATTGCGTATCTCATCAGCGATTAAGTTCAACCCATCGTAGTTGGTAATGACGAACTCGTAGCTTTGCTGAACCATCTCGATGCGGCGACTAGCCTGAGAGTGGTGCGCTACAACGGCAGAGCGATGAATGATGCTGCTGTTTAAGTCTCCCATCCACGCTGACTGCATGATCGACAACGGACAGAGAATTAAACAGCGGCGTACATCGCCGCGTGTCATCAAGTAGTCCGCTGCCCAAAGCGCCGAGAGGGTCTTACCAGTACCCGGCTCGGAGAAAACGAATGCCTTCTTATGCAGCGTGAGAAATGCCGCTGTCTCAATCTGATGCGCCATTGGTTTGTATTTGCCCGGCCAATTGTAGCGTTTGGTAATAGGCGAAGGAACGTTTTTAACACCGAGATTTTTAAGAACCCGAGCCTCGTCGAGTCCCCAATAGACAGCAATCTCTGTCGAGCCATCGTCATGTCTGTTCACCACTTTATGTTTAGGAATTACGCGATACTTATCTGGGTTGCGAGTGCGAAACAGCAACGCTTTGTTCTCAATTATTTGCATCCACTTCCCCTATGTTTAGTTCGCGGCCTTCTTTGAAGCCTTCTTCGAAGCCTATTTGAAACGCTTCAATCCAAATAAATCGAGCGTTGTGTATTCCTATGAAGCGTCGTTCGGCATCACTCAGTTGTTCCCACCACTGTTCGAATGTCATTTGTTGTCGCTCCTATTAGCTGATTTACTTCTGACACGCAGGTTAGACTTCGTTGTTGTACCGCCTGAACGCAGCGGCTTCTTGTGATCTACATCTTTACCGTCGCCTTTCGTTACTGCTCCGGTCTTCTCCATCATGCGTCGCGCTTTCACACGCTCGGCTCGTTTCTTAATTTGCTCAGGTTGTCCCTGATAATTGTCGTACTCACTTCTGTAGTTACGTGTTGCCATGATTAACTCCTATTTTCTTGGATGATTAACGCAAGTGGTGACGGGGCACCACGGACAGAGCGGAGAAGGTCTCATGTTCCACACTCCTGAGTCATACGCTTGCTCGATGCGAGCGACGCGCTCTCTATAGTCCCACCACGCTGGCTCGACATCGTTTAAATCAAACGAGGCTTTCACCATATCGTTCTTCACAACAAACAACAGCGCAGCATTAACTTTTCTAATGTGCGGGAAGTGCGCAAACACCATCAGAGCCATCAGCTTTAACTGCTCACGGTCTGGGTATTTGTTGTTACCTGTTTTGTAGTCAACCACCCACGCCGTCAGGTTCTCGTCGTCTACGATTAACAGATCAGCGATGCCTCTGACCCATACATCTTCAGACTTCCAATCGCATGGGTTAAGGTCTATCGTTAGTGCCATCTGGTGTTCACATAGTTTACGTCCGGGCTTACGGTTTAGTGCGTCAAGCATGTCCTTAACGAACTCAAACTGTGGTGGCAGTGCTTTGCCATCCCGAATGTATTCTTCTGCGGCTGTGTGAAGTTCTTTTCCATACAGCGTTGCGTCGGTGTCTTTGAACTTATAGTTCTTCACGCGTTATCCTTTCTTCTTCAATGGCGTGGGTTAACATCTCTTGATCTAGTATCAGCGTGGGCTCGGTGTACATCTTTAACGTCATGTCAATCAGACGTAGCTCCGACTTGGGGTAGCCTACTGATAGACGCGTGAATACCTCTTCACAGAGAAAGACATCGTGCTTGCAATACGCTGCGAGTTCTTCCTCGACTTCTTTAGAAATCTCGGATAGTCCGTCTGTGGAATGTACGGCTCGACCCTTCGCCGGTAGGCCGAAGTCTTCAGCGAGTTTTGCAAGGCTGTTTCCAACTTCCACACCTCGTAGAGCACGGGCCATACTGAGAGAATCAAAAATAAACTTAGGACGAACACCGTACACCCAGTCCAAGATAGATACATCAAACTGAGCGTTATGAGCGAGTACGGCAACACGACTCCAATCATACTCAGAGAGAGCGTTAGGTAGTTCTTCATGATTGAACCATTGGATTGGTTCGTCTGTGCCGTACTCATGGATACAGGCACCGAAAGCTTTGAATCGTGGGTCACGGATATACTCCTCAGTTGTCATACGCGAGAGCGTGTACTCCTTGCTCGACCATCGCGTCTCAAAATCAATGGTCAAGATTTTTTCAAACGGCTTAGACATTCTTCTCCTTATGTGTGTTGATCTGCGTTATGCCTTGCGGTGCTGATGGGTAAACGTGTTGACGTTGGTCAATGGTTAAGTCGTTTGTGTAACGTAAAGCCCGAACAACAGAAGGCGTTAACGCCGTGAACTGTTTAGGATTCGGCTCGTCGGGACAGATTGTTATTGTGTACGGTAATTTAGCCATGCTTATTTTCCTTTGTATCGACTGCGATTCTATAGACAATGAAGTTATGCTTCTTGCGCTGCTCTTCCATAACTTTAAATATTTCATTGACGATCTCGTCCTTGGCGCTTTGTGAAATCGGCTGAAAGCTAGCTATCTTTGCGCTGAGTATCATGTCACTTGTTATTGCTTGTACGCTGCTCATGTGTTCTTCTCCTTTAGCTTGGCTTCAATCCCCAACGCAAAAAACGCAGGATTCTCGTTTTGAGAATACATAGCTATCTCGGCTATTTCTTTCGGG